AATCCCGAAACCTCTCCGGGGGAGTCTGGTCGTCGTCCCATCCGACGCTGGAATAGTAAGGCATTACTGCCCCCCCCGTTCACTGGTGAGTTTTTGCCACTCGGCGCTCTCGCGGACGTACCAGTCGCGCCAGCTCAGGTTTTCGGCGCGGTCGAGGTCACACTGGCGGGCCCGGTTGACGAGCCAGTCAAAGGGCACTGCGGCGAGGTTGGACTGCCCGTCTCCTGCAGGCACTGAACCTCCGGCAGCATCGGCCGGTCGATCACTGCCCGCCCCATGCTCACTGCTGGCGGCGGGAACGACGGGATTACTGACCTGTCGGCAACGAGCCGCTCCCGGCCCGCGCATGCTGAGAGCATCAGCATGAGCATTAATGGCGCTGTTCGACGCATCGTTTTTGCTCCTGGTGTCTGTGGCAATCGCCGTGCCGTTGGCTTCGGCAGTGCGAACGCGACGCTGCAGCTCGACGAGCGCAGCTGCATCCTCGCTCGCGCGGCGGTTGTAGCCAGCCTGATCGGCGGCCTTGAGCGCCTTGTGGGCGACATGCTGATGAAGGAGGAACGCCGCGAAGGCGAGCGCGAGCGCCAGCAGCACCAGCTTCACCTTGGGCGGGATCCTTGCGTAGTCGGCCTTGGCGTTGGTCCACATGCGGCCGAGCAACAGCTTCAGCGCAGCTGGGGCGAGAAAAGCGAACATCAGCCCACCTTTCCCGTCGTGTCCTCGATCGCCGCGCGGGCGCCTTGGTCACGGCCAGCCGCAGTCACAAGCAACAGCGCGAGAAGGATGAAGATGAGACCGTTCTTCATACGGCGTACTGCCCAAGGCCAATTTCGCGCAGCCAGGCGGCAACGTCGAAGCTCGGGCAGGCCTTGCTGACGCCCGGCCATTGGCGATGCCCACGAATCCGCTTGATGCTCGGGTGCTCGCTCAGCCACTGGCGGAGCTTCCGCTCCATTCCCGCTTTCTGCTCGGCCGTGCGCGTATCCTTGGGCTTCGCGCCAGCATTGAGCGTCGTCGTTCCGCCAACGTAGGACAGGCCGAGGTTGCCGTTGTTGTGATCCTTGACGTGAGCACCGCGCTGGTCCGCGCGCAGCGTGTCCACAACCTCGCCGTGAAGCTCGGCGACGGCGTGGTAGCTCGGCTGGCCGAAGCGTTCGATGTCCCACTTCGTGACTTCAGCCGCGGTGTTGTCGCGGCCTTCAGGCGTCGCCGTGCAGTGAATCGTGACGTCGGTGATTGGCACCGTCATGGGTTTGACCATCAAACGGTCCGTTTCGCTTGACGCAGGAAGAAGTGGACGAGGCCGCTCCAGACGGCGAGGCCGATCATCTTCTGCGTAGGGGTCAGCGTCGCCGTGAGGTCGGCAACGGCGCCCGGGTACATCTCGTGCAGGCCGAGAACGACGCAGCCGGCCACAGCCGCAAAGCCGTTGAGCAGCTGGACGATGACCATGATGAAATGCGCGCCCCGGCTACGCAGGTCTTCAAGCATCCTGTTCATCGGTAGCCTCTTTCGCGCCGGGGATTTCATTCAGCTTCCCAAGCAGGGAGGCCATGCTGTCGGTGTCCTCTGGCAGCGCCGACAGCGCGTTCGCGACTTGCGCCAGGATGACATTGTTCCGGTCCAGCCTTTGCATCTCAGGAACAATCATCCGCATCCCCATTCGCAAAATGACCACCTCGCCGTCCCGCTTGCGGCACTCGGCGACCTCGCTTTCGAGCTCGGAAATTCGCTGGTCCACGCGCTGCTCGAACCGCGCTTCCCGAGAGGTGCGCTGCTGCACGACGCCGCCGATGAAGCCGACAATTGCCGTGCCGGTACCAGCGACGATTGAAGCAAGGTCGAAGGCCATCAGGTCTCCGTCCTTCCCGACTCTGCAAATTTGCGCTGCTTCATCGTCCCCGCCCCCCAGCGGATTTGGTAAAGAGTTATACCCGTAAACTCACTGCGCTGTCCTGTTCACCTGGCCGCGCGGCGACCAGCGGATCGCGTAGGATTGCAGGGTGTGCGGCGCCTCGATGTCGGTGGCGGGCGAGGCGATGATGAGGGAGATGTTGCGGCCTGCTCCGGCGATGTCCGCCTCGGCCATGCCCTGGTAGGCCGTCGACCAATAGAATTGGCCCCACGTCGCCGCGTCCCAGACGCCCCCGCCGCTGGTGAGGATGAAGTCGCCCCCGCCGCCCGTGATGGTGAAATCGTTCGACGTGAAGCTGGAGAAGTCCTGATTGCCGCTGATCGGCTGCTCGCCGTCCCCGTAGTCAAACTGGGCAACGACCCCGAGGCGGGTCTGATTGGCGGCGTCGAGCTCGACCGTGACGCCGTGAAAGCGTTTGTTCAGCCCGATGTTTCCGAGGTGGTTGAACGGCAACATGACGAACGCACGAACGGCGACTCCGTCGAACGTGACACCGCTATCGAGCCGATAGAGGTATCCGTCCTGGCCGCAGGCGAAGAGGCCCTCAGACCCATCGGCGAGCTCGCCTGAGAAAGTCGCGTACACCCGTAGGGCGTCCGTCTGGAAGGGCAGCATCTCTGGGTTCTTGCGGCCCATGTAGACGGTGAAGCCGGTCCCATCGCTGTAGTAGACGCGGTACTGCGACTTGGTTTTGGACCGCAGAGATGCAACCGGCGTCGCGCCGGCACGGCGCTTCGCGTCGAGGTAGCGGTCAAATAGCTCGCTAAGCGCGCCGGTTTTGAAGTCGCCGAAAGCCGCCGTCGCGGTGAGGTCCCGCATTCCTCGCCGGTCGAGATAGACGGTGCGGCCGATGCGCTGCACGGTCCAGGGTAGCGCGCCCGCTTCCTCGCTCACTTCCTCGAGGACGAACGTGTCGACGCCGCGCCCGGTCAGGGCCGCGACCTTCTCCTTGGCGAAGAAGACTACGGCGCTGTCATTCGAATCGATCACGTCAGTGACGTCGTCGCCGAGCGCGATTTCGAGCGCACCGAGGATGGCATTGAACACGCACGGCTCGCCTGGCTCGGAGATCTGGATCGAGCCGCCCGGGAAGACGAGCCCGAGCGCGTTAGCGATGTCGAAGACGCGCGTCGGCGTGTCGGTTGGAGTGCCGGTGAGGATCGGCACGATGACCGAGCCGCCGTCATATTCCCACGCAACGCCTACACCGTTTGCGAGGTACACTCGCTTGCGGTTCACCGCTCCGTAGAAGTTCTTGACCTTGCAGTGGTATCTGCCGCCCGGTGGCAGAGCCGCCTGGAGCGAGTCAGCCTGGTTGTTGGTGGCAACATTGGTCGCCCCGACTTTTAGCACTTCATTGACGACGAACACTCCGGCCTGACCGGAAAGAACGAGATAGCCCACGGCCTGATCGGCCGGCAGTGCTGCGCCCCATGCTCCAGTCTGGACAATGACGCGCTCGACGTGGGCAGTTGCTCCCGAGGTCGCGCCGGTAATTGTCGAGCCCTCGGCAATCGCGACGAGGCCGAGCCTGAAACTGAGAGTCCTGCCGAAGCTCTGGGCCACCCACCCGGCTGACGTCGCCTTGTAGATGATGCCCAGGGTCGCGCCAGCATTGTCGCGAACGGCATAGACGACGCCGTTGAAGACGAAGCCCCCGCGCACTGGGCCGGATCCCGGCACCGTCTGAATGAGTGCCCTGAGCCAGTTTGCCGCGGTCGAATCGTAGGGATCGTTGGCGATGGTGTAGACGGCGCCATTGGCATTTGCCTGGCGGACGCCAGAGCTGAAGACCTCGCCGTTCACGAAGGTGCCGGTGATGTTGGTGATCGCCAGCGTGCCGGCGCCTCCGGCATCGTTGAGCATCTGCAGTACGATCGCCGTCGCTCCAGACGTCGCGCCTGTGATCGTCATGCCGTAGAAGAAGCCCCCACCTACTCGCCCGGTATAATTTAGCCGGATGGACTTCAACGACGAGGGCAGCCGCCCATCGGTGCGCTCGTGCCCCTGCACCCGGCGATAACCATTCACGACCGGCTCGTAATTGAGACCGGCGATGACGCGCCCGCCCGGTACCGCAAGGCTGGCGCTCGCCTGGTCGAGACCCCCGCCGAACGCGTAAGGCGTCGAGATGGCATAATTGCGCGGCGGCAGGCCCATTAGGCGAGCGACCCGCCCATGAGGACCGGGCGCGTCTGGTGATTCACCAGCTGCCGGTACAAGGAAGAGTATTTCGCCTGCGCAGTAGCGCGGTCGGCGAAAGCTGAGTCAAGGCCGTGAACCGTCATCAGCGCGCCCCACTTGATGACGTTATGGAAGTGCGCCGGCATGATTGGCACGTCGGCATCGTTTACGAGCGCCTGCGGCGCCTGCCAGTATGAACCCGCGAGCGTGTAGGCCTTGTCGGGGATGGGGCCGAGGTACATCTTCCCGCCGGCGATCGCGTAGTAGCATGGGCGGCTATTGGTCTGAGCTCCGCGCCCGTAGATCATCGACCATTGCTCGATCGTGATCTGGGACAGGCTCTGCTGGTCGCTGACACCGATTGCGGGATCGAAGATGATCGTCGGCTGATAGTCTTCCGTATCGCCGACGAAGCGGTCGTGAGTGCCAGCTGCGATGCCGAGGTCCACGGCGGAATAGCTGAACACTCCAGGCGTCACCGCGTGTGAAAACGGCTGACGCATGAATTCCCAGTCGGTGCGGGCGAGTTGGATGTCACTCCACGCGTCAGCCACGGCGTTCATAATCTTGAGCTTGCGGCCGACCAGTCCGCCGAGAGCGGTGGGAAGCTGCTGGCTGGAGACGAGGCCGCTATCGAGGCATGCGGCTTTGACGAGTTCGAGGAAAGTCATTTCGCCCCCCGGCAATCAGGCCGGGGAGCGGACGGCCTCACGATCAAACCAGCGCCCCGCTCCGGCGCTTCAGCCCTCAGGCGAGCTCGACAGCCGCGGTGCGATCGCGCCACGCCTCGACCTCTGCCTCGGTCGGTTCGTAGCGCGTGTTGAAGGCGTAGGACGGCACCTTGCGCTCCGTGACTTCCATCTGGCCGATATCGTTGTTGCGATGGTCGTAGCGGAGCTCTTCGGCGTGCTTGAGCGCTTCGAAGACGCGGTAAGGCACCGGGATCCACTTATCGCGCTTGATGAGCCACTGCATGCCGTTGACGCTGACCGGTACGTCGCGATCGCCGCCCGCTTCTGACGTCTGCGGAATGTACACCTCGATCGTCGGATCGTTGTGATGCTGCGCCGCCTGCTTGGCGCTCATGCCCTTGAATCGGTCCTCGGCCGCAGCGGCTTCGACCTCTCGCTTCTCAGCGGCAGCCGTAGTCGCGGTAGCGGTGTTCTGCTCGGCCTGCGCCTGCGCCGGGCTGTCGGGCGTCTCCGCGACCTGAATCTCGGTCGTGCCCGGAGCGGCGGCCTCGATCTTGGCCCTGAGCTGTCCGCCGTTGGCGACCCTCGGCACTTCAAGGCCGAGGATGGTCTCGGCGTGGAAGCGAAGCTGAGGAACGGTGGCTTCGCCGATTGGAATCTTCTTCATGGGTCTTGCCTTTCGTGCGGTGGATTCAGGCGGCGTGGGATGCGATTGCGTCCTTCAGGACGGTAACCAGCGTGCGGCGGGTCTTGCCGCCCTCTTCGAGCGCAAGAGCCGCGTGCAGCTGCGCGAGGTTGAGGTTGGGAATGTCCGCGGCGATCTTGTCGACGCTGCGGTCGTGGAAGCCCTCAGGGAGCGCGACCTCGAGCTCGCCAATCGGCGTCTGTTCAGTGGTTTCGGTCTCAGGCGTGGACGTCTGCTCCGGCTGGCTCGGGTCGTGCGTCGCTTCGGCAGGGACGAGCGGTTGGTTCTCGCCCTCAGGCGCGCCAGGCGCTCCCGCCTCAGAGGTTTCGGTGGCGGCCTCCCCAGAGTCGCCGCCACCGCCTGCGTCACCGCCGTCACCGCTGCCGGCAGGAGCAGGAGCTTGTTCTTCTGCTTCGTCGGCTGCGGTTTCGCCTTCGACTAGAATCTCGATGTTGTGGTCGGTGTGGCCGAGCGCGAGGAACTGCTCGTCGGTCACGGTGATGTCGGTGTTGACCGGAAGTTCGGTCTCAACGCCGTTGATATTCAGGAAGACGGGTTGCGGCTGGCCGTGATCGACGATGCTCAGGATCTTGATGCGTGGCATGGGTAAGTCCCTTCTCTGGGCTAAAGGGCGTTGAGGAAGGACGGGCGGAGCCGACTAGCCCCGCCCGTCTATGGGTCACTCGCTGAGATTGCCGAGGGCGATGTAGCGATAGACCTTGGCGTTGACGCTATTGCCGGCGTCGACGGAGAAGCCCGGCGCGTTGGAGCTGTCACCGGCGAAGGCGGTGATGCCGCCCGCGTCGGTGACGGGGCCCGCCGCCGCGTCGATGTCGACAGAGCCGGTGGCGCCGGCGACGTCGTCGATGAAGAATTCCACCGAGGTGCCGTCCGTCACGTTGATGATGAGGACGAAGTCGGGCTTGAAGCCGACGCTGATGTTCAGAGCGGCACCGTTGCCGGTGAACTTTCCGCGCTTGCCAATCATACTCAATTCCTTTCCCTTTCCTGGGACTGTGGATGGGCTAGAGGGAGGAGCTAGGCCCCTCCCTCAGACCCCCACCCAAATCAGAGGTTCGTCGCGGCCACCTCGAGGCGGCTCATCCAGGTCTCATTGAGACGGACGGCCGCGAACCAGGTCTTCCAGCCGACGTAGCCGCGCTGGCCGAGCGGGTCGGACTTCGACGGAGTGCCCGGATTGAGCACGGTCGGAGCCATCGAGCTCTGGCCCTTCAGCGGCACGACGCCGTAGGCATCCTGGCCGAGGAAAATCACCGGATAGACGTCGCAGTTGGCGCCGGACGTCGACAGGAAGTTGCCGCCCGCCGCGCCGCCTGCATCCGGGAACGGAGCGAGGTCGGGCGTCAGGATGTAGCGCACCTCCTCGACCGAGCCGAACTCGTACTCGGAGATCGGCTGACGCTGACCGTAGGCCGCGACCGGGATGAACCCGCTCATCTGACGAATGTCAGGGCCGAGGTCGGTGTGACCGATACCGATGTACGCGGCTTCGATCGGCTTGGTCGCGTAGTTCACCGACCCGCCGAGGATCTTGGTGAACTTCTTGGCCTTCTGTCGCTGCAGGTAGCGAACGACGGCGCGCTGCTTGTTGAGCGTGATCGCCGTGTTGACCGCCGTGCGGACTGCGCCGTTGGAATAGAAAACCGAAGTTCCGGCCTTCACGACGCCGTAGGTGATCTGCTCGATGGTGGCTGCGGCCTGCTTGCCGCTCTCCTCCATCGCCACCTTCAGGATCGGATCCTCGGAGATATCCGCAACCTTGTCGGTGATGAGCACGATGTCGCCGAACTGCTTGAGAGTGACCTGCACGTCTTGGAAGGTCATCGCATGGCCGGTTGGCGTGACGCCTTCCGCCAGCGGCACGGTCGCCGGTGTGAACGGCACTGCGCGCCGGAATACGATCGTCTCGGACTTGTTCTTCGGAGCCGGGCGATTCTGCCCGAACTTGTTCAGAACGATGACCGGGTCGACGTTCGAAAGAAACTCAGCGATCGCGAACATCGCGGTACGCTGGCCGATGTCGCCATATTGGGTAATCATGTCGCCGCCCCCCTTGGGCTATGGGCCTCGACCCAAGGGGTGAGGCCTGATTAGGTCCTGAGGCCGCGCTCCCGGTCCTTTTTGGCGGCTGCCTGGGCGAAGATGACGTCAGGGTCGTCGCTGTCCCCTCCTGCGGAGGTTGGAGCTGTCACCTTGGCCGCCCGCGCTCCCGACTGCTGCCGGTCCCGTTTGCTTGACCCCCCGCCGCTGTCGGTTTCCGGCTGCTTCGGTGGAGCGATGTGCTCGGCGAAGCTCGTGAAGACCTCGGCGGCCTCGGTGGCGTTGGTGATTGCGTCCCAGTTGGCTGAGACGGCGTCCCGGACCTTCTTGGGCTGGTCTTCGACCCACCCGAGAAAGCGCTCGTCCTTCGCGAGATCGAGCCAGTTGGGGACCGCCTGGTTGAGGGCCTTCTCCTCCGCGCTCGACGCTACCGCGACGGTTGCGGATCGGACCTGCCCGACCTCGTCGGTCACTCCATCGACCCGGCTCGCGACCTCCTGGAGGGTTTCGAGGATGGGTTTCAGGTCGGGATATTCGTTCCCGAGCTCTTCTACCGTCTCCTTGGCCAGGAGCTCCTTCAGCGGCTTGCGCGGCTGCTCTTGCCCTTGACTTCCCCCGGACGACCGAAGCTCGTTAAGCTTGCGATCGAGAACGGATACGCGTCCGTTTGCCGACTTCAGCCTATGCTCGAATTGCTGCTGAGCGGCCTCGTAGGCGGCTCGTGCAGCAGGATCGGCCGTAGACCAGTCGAATTCACCGCTGCCGGACGCAGGGGCCGGGGCCGCCGCCTCCTCCTTTGTGCCGGGCTGGTCGTCGGCGCTGCCGCCTTCGCCTTCGCCGGGCTTGCCGGGCTCGTCGTCATCCTGCGTCGTGGCGGCAGTGGTGGCGTTTCCGGCATCGTCAGAACCGTCGTCCTGAGAGCCTTCGAGCTCCGCTGCGGCCTCGGCGAACAGACGCTCGGCCTCGGCATCCGCTTCGACCTCATCGGCCGGAGTGGTAACGGGATTCTCTTGTGCGGTGGTCATGGTGTCAATTTCCTCGTCAGTACGTGGTGGGCTGGGGTTGGATCATGCGCTCGGGCGGTGTCGGCTCTTTCGGCGAGAGCTCCTCGAGCAAGCGGCGAAGCGCCCTAATCTCGCCGCGGAGCTGGTTGGTCGTCGCCTCTGGCTGGATGGCTTCGAGCAGGCGATGCAGGCGATCGATTTCCGAGGTCGCGTGCTTGGTGACGTCTTCCCACTTCGGTGTGCTCATCACCCCACTCCCTGACCAGTGGCGGCAGCGGCCGGCTCCCCTTCGGCACGGGCTTCGGCGGCGCGGTTGTCCTCGACCGCGATGTCCACCGCCTGCATGCGCTCGCGGTGCTGGATATCGTCGGCGTGCTTCTTGAGGTCGGCCGCGATCTTTTCGCTCGTCTCGCCGGTGCGGGCCTGAATGTCGGCGATCGAACCTTGGAGGCGGAGGTTGGCGACCTCGATGTTGGCCGCGTTCTGGTCCTTACGGCTCTGGGCGTCGATCATCGCGGCTTCGATGCGTGGATCCTGCGGCGCGTTCTCCGCCTGCGCCTTGAGCTTGGCTTCGAATTCGTCGCGGGTGCCGAGTACGTCGTCGGGATTGATCGAGATCGACTGCACCGTCATCCGCATCGTGTCGTAGACTTTCAGCGCCAGGCTCAGCACCGGATGGCTCGACCAGCGTTCGGTCATCATCATCAGGTTGGCGCTCTGCAGCTCGCGGACCAGCAGCGCCGATGTGCCGCGCGCCTCGACCTGCATGTCGCCCTTCAGCTCCTCCTTGGAGCTGAACTGCATGTTCCAGTCGTAGAAGCGACGGATCATCGGGGTCGTCATGTCGTCGTCCCAGTTCTTGACGACGTCGCGGAAGATGACGTTGGCGCTGTTCATCAGCATCGACATGCCGCCAGCGGTCTGCGTGATGTGCGCGCCCTGCTCGCCCTGCGCGATGAGCGGCAGCGACGTCATCTCGTCGATGAACTTCAGGCAGAGCTCGATGATCTTCACGAGCTCGTCGGTGTTCGACGGGATATTGAACACCTCGAACGGCTTGGAATCCGTGGTGAGGTCGTCGCCGGTCTTCTGCCAGACCTTGCGCGGCTCCATCCTCCAGCTGCCGTTCTCAGGCGAGACTCGCGCCTTATCGATGACGATTTGGGGGCCGACGCTGAGGCCGCCGTTGTCGAGCAGCATGCGGAACGCTGCACGAAGGGCGCGCTCGGGGTCACGCATCATCGCGGGGACGCCGTAGCCGCCCAGGACGGAGGTATCCGATTTCTCGAAGCTGACGACGGAGTAGAGCGTTTCGTTGCTGTCGAGCAGCCAGTCCGGCTCGATCTTCAGCAGCTTGCCGTCGCAGAAGAAGACGATAACCCGGACCTCATCGAGCTCCGAATAATCCTCCCGCCAGGCGGCGGCTTTCTCAGGGCCTTCGAGCATCGAGATCATGGTCTCGATCTCGTCGCACTCCAGCGGCCCGTGGTATTCCCACAGGACGTAACGGTCGGTGACCGCGTTGCCCTCGTTCGTGATCGAGCGCAGCTGAGCGAGATGGTTGAGGTTGTTGTCGGAGCCGTACCCAGGGCCGGCCTTCAGCAACTCCTCGACCGCGGGCCTGTTGAAATCGAGGAGCTTGGCGAGCCGGCGCAGCTGGCTCTTGTTCGGGAGGTGGCGCTCGAGCTCGCTTTCGCTCGAATCCATGTCGGTGGCATTGCTGTCGGGGAAGAAGTTCCAGGGATCGACGCGCAGCGCGATCGGGCGGTTGCCGTCAGACGTGGGCGCCAGCTGGTAGACGTTGCCGGACTGCTGAGCGCCATCCATGATTTGGCTGACGCGCTTCCAGCGCTGCGCGGCCTTGCCGTTCAGCGGGCCCTTCATCACGCCGGAGCCGAGCTTGCAGAGGTCGTCGATGACTCGGCGCGAGTGCTTGGGATACTGGCACTCGGTCAGCTGATCGTCGATCTCGTGCGCCATGTTCTCGGAAGCGCGCTTGGCGACTTCCATCTCGGCGCGCGCCTCGGCTTCCTTGGCTTCGAAATCGAGCGCCTGATTGCCGAGCTCGGACGCCTTCGCCAGCGCCGCGCCGGGCGCCATAGTCTGCGTCCCGGCCGCCACGTCGCGGTTGTGGATGTCGACCATCTGCTCGGCTTGTTGGTGCAGCGCCTGAGCCTTTGCTGCGGCCTGTTTCGCGCCCTCGGCGAGCTCAGGTACTGGCGTCGGGCTGATGCCCCAGTTCTTGTCGTCGGCCGGAAAGAGGAGATCGCCGAGCCGCGCTGACCAGGCCTTGGTTTTCGGCCTCGTCATGTTGATGATGGCCGCGCTCTTCTCGGGCGTGTTGGCGAGCGCCGCCTCCTGCGAATCGTGGAAGCATCCGTGATATTGGCGGGTATCGAGGAGCCAGCGCTGTTCGATCACGCTACGGTCTGAGACGCGCTGATCGGCGAGCTTTCCGAGACGCGAAACGACGACCTGGCCGGCCTCGATCAGCTTCTGCTGCGCGTCCATCGCCGCGACCGCGGCTTCCTCGTCAAACGGATTCAGGGTCTCGGGCTTGGTCGCCATGCGTCAATATCCAATCAGGCGGTCGCCCGCGCCGGGCTGCATTTGGGAGTTGGTCTCGATCGGGCGGACCTTGGCGCGCTTCAGCCCGGAGATGATGTCGTATCGGGTTGCGTCCATGAGGTGGTCGTTCTTCTTGACCACCTGCCCCTTCTCGTCGCGACGGTAGAAGCGGTGTTCCGCCCGCCAGTTGCTGAGCGTCCGGAAAACCTTGAGGCGGCCGACGCTGAGACGTTCGAGCACGGCGTGAATCCCGGCTTCGCGGCTGTTGACGGCTGGCGCCAGGTCGAGCCCGAGCTCGCGGTACTGGATGATGAGCTGCTCGCCGTCCTTCTGGCTGCGCCCACGGGCGGCCGGGTCGATCACGCCCGGGATCCACTCGCCGCGCGCCCGTATGGCGGTGGCATGGATGCTCGGCTCGGCCTGGCCGCGGTAATGCTCTGCGTAGAGGTAGACGGTGTCGGTGTCGCGATCGTGCGCCGACCAGATTGCGGCGGTCCGATTCCAGCCAACGTCGAGACCGTAGGACTTGGGCCAGAACGCCGGAATCGGGAAGGGGTCGACGAGGAACACGCTTTCCTCGACCGGGTAGATCGCGCCGGCGCCGAGCGAGGGAATGCCCTTTGATCTGGCGTCGCGCAGGAACGGTGGCGTCGATTCGAGAAGGTCCGTCTTGGTCTTCTCGTCGAGGTGCGGAACATCGTCCCAACCCGCGTTGGTCATGTACTTGGATTCGCTGACTGCGGGCATCAGCAGCCGATCAATGTCGCAAGCCTGGCATTGCGCTCCCCCGGACGGCGCGAAGTGGTAACCGCATCATACCGGGGAATTTGCGGAATCGGTAAGGAGCAGCTGGGCGCAAGCGCCTGCCTGAGTGGCTGCCGTCGTTTACTTAGCGTTATTGCTGCCTTATGTTCGCTTTTATGAGTGCAGCAACCTTGAAGAACCTAGTGTCGGTCGAATCCGGTGACCGCGAGATCGAGTACGAGAAGCCCATCTCGGTGTGGCAGTCGCTGGCCCGCGTGCAAGCCGGTAACCTTCGTCGCGCCGCCGGCCGAACCGTCCGCAATCTCAGGCGCAACCGCGTTGGCGGTGTCGGTCATGATTTTGCTGGCGACATTCGCTCGCGGCTTCCCCACCTCGATATTCGCACCGTCTTTGACATCGGCGCCCACATCGGTCTGACCGCAATCGAGTTCTCGGACGAGTTCCCGCAAGCCACGGTACACGCTTTCGAGCCGCACCCCGGAAACTTCTCCCGGATGCAATCGAACTGCGCCGGCAAGCCAGAGGTAAGG